AAACCGCTGTTGAGTATCTTGGAATGAATGAAGATACTGATGAGGAATTAGGATTGATTGAAGCAGATAAACCAAAAGAAGTTGAACCAATAACTGAATAATTATGGACGCAATAGAATTCAAAGAACAAAATATTGTTATAGCAAAAGACCAACCGGAATATATACCACTTCCGGCACTTGTTGATGAAAATGGAAATGTCGTAACTTGTTGGAAATTGTCAACTGATGAAATAGAAAAGATTTCCAAAACAGGTGAATTATGGTTGCAGGTAATGACTTTTAATCAACCATTGCAACCGTTGTATTTGACCGTTGAAAAAACCGAGGTTATTGAAAGCTAACAAATAAATTACCAAAAAAATAACACAACTCAAAACCACTCTCAAAAGGAGTGGTTTTTTTGTTTGTTAAAAAAATTATTTAGAATGATTCTAAATAACCTAATATTTATTACATTTGTGCCTAACACATTAACTATTAATCAATTTAAACAACATGGCAGTAGACAAATCAAAAGTGATTGCAAGACTTAAGGCTTTATTCCCTAAGGCTAATTTATCACAAAAGAGGTTAGACGCATTGGCGGATAAACTCGCAAAAAAACCAGCTGATGATGCTGATGATGTAGCTATTGATGCAGTAATCAATGACTTTAACGAGATTCTAAGCATTGAGGATATCGCCCGTGAGGACGATAGACTACGAACTTTAGAAGCGGAAAAGAACAAGCCTAAACCAACAGACCCGCCAAAACCGGAACCAACACCTGCTCCAAATCCGGAACCACCTAAACCAGATGATACTCCGGCATGGGCTAAAGCAATGGTTGACAAGCTTGAAAAAGTTACTACAGAACTAGAAACCATCAAAACAGGTGAAGTTGTGAAAACCAAACAACAGACCGCTCAATCATTGATTGATAAGTCTGAGGTTTTGAAAAACTTAAAGCCTGAAATCAAAAACAGTTGGGTTAAACGCATTGACTTAAATTCAGAAACACCATTCGAAGAGCAGGTAACTGCTTTGGAAGCGGAATATACTGATTTAGTTCAAGTGAGCGTAAATGCTACTTCCCATGCAGGTGCAGCAGGTGGTGGACAAGCTCCATCAACTGTAAACGAAAAAGAAATTGAGAAGTTGGTTAACGAAATGTAAACTAATTATTAATCAAAAAATTTAAAAGATGCCAACAGTAGATTTAAACAATACACCGGTTGAATACGATACTACGTTTGACGTTATCGTAATCAAGAAAGTCGTTCACGACATCCCGGGTGGAAAAACACTTGATGTAACAGGAGTTGCTGATTCAGTGTTAAAAGCAGGGCGTGTTATCATCGAGCAAACCTCGAACAAAGCATTAAAGCCACTTGGGATTACAAGCGGTGCTTATGATGCACTTCCAGAAGGACATACCTACAAAGGTATTTTAGTTGCTACAATNTTAACTAAGAAGCCTTTTGCTTCGGTTATGTTAAGTGGCGACATGAATGAAGAAGCTGCAATCAATTATGGTTTGCCAGCAGTACCTGCCGGAGCGAAAACCGCTTTAGGAAATCACATTTTATTCACTCAAGACTAATTTAAAGAATTATGGAAAAGTCATTATTCCCACAATGGGTGGATAAGTTGTTTAAAACTATTGCCCTTAAAGTTGTAGAAAAACTAAANGGAACNAAAAATCCTTTAGTGTATTTCCACAGAACTATGCTACGAAAAGAATTTAGCCCAACTTTGAAATGGGGTTCTTTGTCGGTNAACAATAANGTTGTGGCTGCNGATGTAGTTGCAATGGATTCTTCATTNCCATTAAAAAAACGCGATTCATTGCGTAAAGCAGATGGTGATATTCCTAAAATCGGTATGAAATTATCGTTGAACGAAAACACAATGAACGAACTAAACATCTTGCTTTCTATGGGAGGTCAGGATAGTGAAGTTATTAAAAAGTTGTTTGGTGATACAGATAAAGCGATTTCCGGTGTTTGGGAGCGTTTAGAATATATGTTTCATGAGGCATTATCAACAGGATATGCTCTAGTTCCGGATGAAGATAATCCAGGCTTAGGTATTCGCGTTGATTTTGGACATCCAAATTCAAACAAATACGGTGTAGCTACTGTTTGGACAGACACCACAAACGCAACTCCAATTGATGATATCAATCATGTTCTACAAAAAGCAAGAAATAACGGTGATACAATTCGCTATATCTTGATGGACATGAACGCATGGAATCAATTCAAGAGAAACGCACAAGTGAGAGCTGAATACGGATTTAGTTTAGGATTCACAGGCACGAACGTTCCTAATGTTCCATCTGTTGAAAAAGCAAACGAATTCTTATCATCTTCTTATGGTGTTACAATTACCGTTGTTGACCGTCATGTGATGGTTGAGAAAAACGGAGTTCGTAAATCAATCAAACCATGGGCAGATAACGCTGTTGTATTCTTAACTGATTTAATGGTAGGAACGTTAACTTATGGTCGTTTGGCAGAAGAAACTTTCCAAGATAAATCTGTTGATTATGCTAAAGTTGATGATTTCATCTTGGTTTCTAAGTATCATAAGAATGATCCAATCAAAGAATTCACTTCTGCACAAGCCTTAGTGTTGCCGGTAATCAATAATGTAGATTCAATTTACATAATGGATGTTACCGATGCAGAAGCTACAACAGGACAAACTGAAGGTGATGCAACAATCACAATCTTTGGCGATTCAACTGTATTGGTTGAAAACTTAGTTAACGCTTTAGTAGCAGTTGGCAAAGTTGCTACTACAGATATGACAGATGTTGAATTGATAACACTTGTTAATAAGTTGTCTAAAGCTAAAGAATTGGAGTTAAGAGCAATATTAGAAATACCTACAGTTAATGCAGGTAACGATGATACTGCGAATGCTGCAACCAAAGCTTTACTAGGAACTGCAACAGCAGCAGAAGGTAAAACAATAGCATCTGTACAATGGTCTCAGGTTTCTGGACCAAACACAGCCGGATTCTCCGCACCAACAGCATTAAGTACAAACGCAACCGGATTAATTACTGGAGTTTATGTGTTTAGATTAACTGCTACTGATAGTGCCGGAACTGTTGCTAGTGATACTGTAACAATAACCGCTACTGTAGCATAATAAAAAGTAAATGTATTCTGAAAGTGCCATAAATACGTTAATCAACAGAATAAGTTGGGGTTTGCCTCAAGAAGCATCCTTTGTAATTGAGTTAGACAATTCAAACAAAACAGGAACTTCCGGGAGAAACTTCCAAGCATTCCACCAACTTGTAACTGTTGAGAATGTTTTTGCTGCTATTGAAAACACAACAGCCAATGCCGTTGAGTTTAACGCAATTCTTTCAGACATTAGAAAACAAGCCGTTCTTTCAATTTTACCAATGATATTGGATAAGCATGAGGATTATAATTCAAATGTTGACTACTCTAATACCATAATTGAAAAAGCGGTTTTGTTTGATGATGCCATCGGATATAAAGTTGCTGTTTTGGTTCTTGAGTTATTCATGAGCACCAAAAGGAGAAACTTATCCGAGATAAACGCAAAGCTTGCAATCGGTAATTTAAAACTAGAGGTTGAAGGGTTTCGTAATGAAAGAGGTGCATTAGTCGCAAAAGGATTGGTTCAAAAGCTTGATTTAGCATTACAAAAAGCATCAAAAAAGATTTTCCCATTTAGCATTGTTGTTAATAATGCATCAAACAATTGGTAATGAATTATAATCAGTACAAAGCCGTTGGAATAGACAAAAAGATATTGCTCATTCAAAATGTTTTGAGTAGTAGCTTAGGTTTTACAAACGTTGATTATTTTGGAAGAGTTCAAAAAACTTTACAAAAAGACAGTAAAACATTCATTCCGGAGGTTCACATTTCAAATACTGAGCGTAAATGCGTTTACTACAATGATAGCGAAGCTTTAGGAGGTAGTGTTTTCTTTGTTGATGATACTATTCATAAAGCTTTGACAGGAAATGAATTTGAAACAAAGGTTAAGATTGTTTTTATGTTGAATTTAAACAATCTAATATCAGGTGCAAATTACAGACANGATGCTGAGGTTCAGGAAAAGTGTTTAAAATTCGTAAAATCTTTGAGAATAATGGAAGTCACAGAGCTTGAAAAAGGTNTTTCCAATGTACTTAANGGATTCAATTTAGAANCAATTAAATCAAGCGACATTCAGCCTTATCATTGCTTTTCGATCAATGGCATAATCAAATATAATTTTAGTTGTTAACCTTATAAAAAATATACACTATGAGTTTAATCGTAGAATGCTCAAAAGCAGAGCAAAGTCAAAAAAATACAGGTGCTAAGGAGCAATGCTTGGAAGGTGTTGTTATCCGTCACGCAATTGCACCAGACACGCAAGAGTTTGAAACAGTTACGGCTGCCAAAACCTTAGCCACTTGGAAAACGCAAGTTGCAGCAAAACAAATCATTCCACTTTACGAGATTGAAGAGTTAGCTGTTGCTGATACTGAAGATACATTCTTCGAAGGTAGAGAGAAAAGATATAAAACCGCAAACGGTAAGAAAATCAGAACTTTCAATTGCTTTTTAGGATTGTGTTCTCACAACGCATTAAAATCGTATAACGGTAAAAAAATGCGTATTTATGAGTTTACAGATGCTCAAGAAATCAAAGGAACTACTCCCGATGGAGTTAAAGTTAGAGGTCAGTTAGTGACTATCGAAGTTGGAAAACGTGTTGATGCTATGCCTGATAAGCCAGCATTTACACCTGTTACTTTAACTTATGCTGATTACAATGAGTTTGAAGATAGCGGTGTTATCTTAAAACCAACTTGGTCACAAATCGAAGTACAAGGTATTTTCGATGTTGATTTAACATTGGTTTCTGCTTCTGCAACATCTTTGAAATTTACAGTTTCTGCAGGCTGTTCAGGTGATGATAAAATATCATCATTTACATCTGAAGATATTACATTGAAAACAGCATTGGGAGTTGATGTAACTCATTCTTTTGTCGCTGCAGATGGTAATGGAGTTTATGAACTTACCGGAACCGGTTTTGTAAATACACTTGTAATCGACTTAAATGGAATTGTTTCTCAACCAGAAGCAATCTATGAAAGTACCGGGGCTTTATCAGTGACC